AGCACGGTGTCGACGGTCAACACCGTCGTCGTCTGCGCGATCGACGAGATTGCAAGGTCCGGCACGTCAGGCAGCGGGTCGTTGTCGACGAGCTCGATCGCCAGTTCTTGGCCGACGGTGTTCTGCGACATTGCCAGCCCGATGCTGACGTCGAGCGGGATGGCGAAATCCTCGTTGGTGCGGACCGTCGTTTCAGTGCCTGCGACAAGCGGGCTCTTGCTGATGACGAGGTACGACGCACCTGCCGTGTTGCCGTCGAGGTAGACGAGGTCGCCCGATCCCACCTCCTCGACCCACCGGCCATTCGTGGGGCTGTACGACTCGAATGCTTCGTTGAACTTGGAGATGGTCATGGCTGGCGCCTCATTGGAAAGCTGGGAAGCAAACAGGGCGCGCATTGCTGCACGCCCTGAAAAACAGTCAGTTCAGAGCACCGCTTCAGGGATGCGCGTGATCTCGACGTAGATGTCGGCGACGAGCTCGGTGTGAGCGCTGCCGAGGGTGTACGTGATCACGGCGTCGTCGCGGGTGATCACGTGGTCCTTCTCGACCAGGGTGCCGACGTCGCCGGCCACGTTGGCGCCCGCGAGGAAGTCGATCAGCAACACGCCGAACGTGGTCGATGCAAGGAACGTTTCGGTGCCGCCGACGGTGACGACGGTGTTGCCGCGGATGACACCAGCGGCGGCAGTGCTCACGCCATCGAGAAAGCCGTCCGGGTCATCGTCGGGCGCGGTGCCGTTCAGGCCGACATCGATCGTCTTGGTGCTGGCCGTCGTCTCGGCCGTCTTCACGTGCACGAAGACGCGGTTGATGATGTCGCCCTTCTTGAGCGGGATGTTGACCGGGGTCTTCTCGCCGGTGGTGAGCACGTCGACAGGTGCGCAAAACCACATCGTGGGCAGCGCGAAGCCAGATTTGTTCAGGTAGCCGTAGGCAGTCGTCATGGTGTTGCTCTCCGTGGTGTGACCTCATTGTTGACGTCGGCCGCGCTCCAACGACAAAGCCCGCCGATGTGGCGGGCTTTTGTCGGAGCTGCAGGGTGGGTCAGCGGCCCTGTTTCTTGTCGGTCTGGCGGGCGATCTCGGCAGCCTTGCGCTGGGCGCTTTCGCTGTCGCGGGCCATCCCGTGCTTGACCATCTCGCCGGCCAGCTTGTCGACGGCCTGCTTGCTCTTCTCGTACTGGCTCTTCTCGCTCATGGTGTTGGCCTCCGCTTCACAGCATGCATGACGACGGTGCAGCCACGATCAGGCAGCGGGCGCGGTCGGCTTCTGGGCAGCCTTCTCGACGGCGGCCTTGGGTGCCGACGTGCCGGCCTTCTCGGCGACGGCGACGACCTCAACAGCCAGTTTCTCGACGGCGGCCTTGACCTGCTGCTTGCCCACGGCGGCACGACCCACGCGATCGCTGTTGTGGCGCAGGCTCGCGGCCAACCATTCCTCGTCAGCGACGGCAAACGGCTGCTCGCGCTGGACGGCGCTGTCGTAGACCATGGGGATCTTGCGGCCCTCAACGACTTGGATTCCGCCGCGACCGTCGGTGACCTCGGCGCGGATCGGGATCAACATCGCGTGGCCGTCGGGGTCTTGCTCGCGGAGGGCGGCAAGCAGTGCCTGGCGGCGCACGTTGGCGGTCTTGCCGCGGTCGTTGCCGAAAGGACCATCGTCGAACATCTCGACTTCGCCGTCGACCTTGAGCTGACGGAACACGTAGCGCACGCCTTGGCCAGCGGCGATCAACTGGTCCTGCGCCTTCTCGAACTTCTGTTTCTGCATGTGGTGTTTCCTCTGGCGCCACAAAGAGAAGCGCGGCGCGCACCCTGAAGGTACACGCCGCGCTCCTGCCATCAAACAACGACCGCTCAGGCGTCGGTGCGGATGCGCACGCCGTGGGCGTCACGCACCTTCAGCGGCACGTACTCCAGGGCGACGACGGCGACGATGCCGCGATCCTCGGGGGAGTAGCGCAGGCGCACCTTGAGCCCGCCGTTGCGCACGATGGCGAGGCCACCGAGCTGCCCACCGTCGGGGGTGCCAATGCCGCGGGCCACGAGGGCGCCGTTCACGTTGGCGCCAGCGTCGCTCAGAGGGCGCAGGCTGTGCGCGTACTTGTAGAGCGGGCGACCCATGAACGTCTCGACGAGGCCGTTGGTCGGCAGGTTGCGGTTGTTGATCGTCGCGGCGTCGAGCTGCGAGACCCACACACCGCCACCGAGGCCACCACCGGCGATCGCGATCGAGCGGTGCAGCTCGTCGACCTGGTTGGGCGACAGCAACCACGCGTTGTCGCCGTGCAGGCCTTCCTGCGTGTCGTACGTGTAGATCGCCGAGAAGGCGTCGTCGGCGCTGAAGTCGACGCCGCTGGTGCCAGCAACACCGGTGAAGGTCGACAGGAGGGCGAGGGTGTCGCTCTCCTTCTTCTCGACGCACATGCCGGCCATGCGCATGATCTCGGGCATGCACGCGGCCATCTGCTGGTCGAAGGTGCCGCGGTTGAGCAGGTCCGAGGCGCCCATCATCCCGGGGAACCGCACTTCGATGCTGCGGTCGGTGATCACGCTCTTGACCAGCGCGCCTTCAACCGGGGTGCCGGTGACGGCCGACGCATAGGTGAGCTCGGTGTTCGCCGTGATCGCGGTGCCTTCGGTGCCGGCCGCAGCCGCGCCGAGGTCCGAGTACACGGGGTACTGGCGGGTGTTCGTCGGCAGGCCCGCGATGTCGTCGTCGTTGCAGAGCTGCCCCGCAACGATCATCGCGATGTTCGCCGGGAGAACGCTGCGGCTCAGCGCATAGCTGAGTTTGTTGGTGGCCTGCGTGGTGGAAGTGGTCTCGTTCGCCATGATCGTTCACCTATGCGCCGTCGTCGACGACGCGGAAATCAGAGGCCCAGAAACCTGCGGCCCACGTCCACGATAGACGGGGGTGGTCGCTGGAACAGCTTGTTGAACTCGGCGGGATTGCTCTTTTCGAGTTCGCGCAGCTGTTGCTCGCTCGCGTTGTTGAGGTCGATCCCGGCAGCTGACTGCGTCGCGGGTGCGGGCGAGCCTGCTGCGGGTGCGGGTGCCGGCGCGGGCGTCGTCGGCGTGGTCGTCTGTGGCGCGGCCACCATGGGCAGCACCTCGACGAGAAACGCTTTCTTCGCCTCGACGGTGGGGAGTGCGTCGAAGATGGGCTTGAGGTTCGCGGGCAATGAAGCGGCCTTCTCGGCGACCTTCTTCGATGCCTGCTCACGCCACGCACGCTGTGCGATCGCGTCGGGTTCGAGCGCTGCTTTCTCGTCGGCGAGGGCTTTGGCTGCAGCGAGTGCTTCTGCCTTCTGCTCGTCGGCGATGCGGAGCGCTTCTTTCAGGTCACCAGTCTTGCGGGCTTCCTCGGCACGGGCGTCGCGCTCGGCCTTGGTTTCGGTGCGTCGGCGGGCGGCCTCGTCGGTGAGCGCTTTGATTGCCGAGTCCTGCTTGGCGATCGTGGCGCGAAGTGCGGCGATGTCGGCGCTGACGGCGTCGGCGGCCGGGGCAACAACGGGTGCCGCTGCTGCTTCTGCCGGTGCAGTCGTGGTGGTCTGTGGTGCGGTCGTTTGCGATGCGTTCGGGTCCATGCCCATCTCCTGGTATCGCGCGGGCACTTGCACGCGCCTGCCCAGCGTAGACGGGGCACGGGAGGGCTACGGCTGCGGCAGCTTGAGCCAGCGACCGCGGGCGTCTCGCGTTCGGCCCTCGGGCTGCTTCACCGGCAGCGTCTTCTTTTCGGTTGTGGTGGCCACCAGCGCCTCCGACACGCGGTTGATGCCGCTGGGCGAGATCCCGAACCACGGCCGAATCGTCTGCAGGAACGCTGCGATGTTGTTTCGGTTGCCGCCGCTGCCGACGGAAAACGTGACCTCGACGAGCGTGGCGACGCCCTCTTTGCCGCGTTCGAGCACCTGCCGCTCCGACTCGCGCATCTGCGACAGCATCAGCCCGGTCACGCGGTGGTCGACCTTGGTGTCTTCGCCGTCGCGCTTGAGCTTGGCGAGGTAGCTCTGCGAGTAGGGCGCCATCTTCTCGTCGTTGAGCCCGATCCCGTCGTCCATGCGCGAAAGGATGTCGCCCAGCACCGCCGTCGTGATGACGTCGCACATGGCGTCGGCGTCGAACGAGATCGGCTCGAACTTCTTCGTGATGCCCATGGTCAAACCCCGCCGATCTTGAAGCCGCGTCGTCGGGCTTCTTCGCGTGTGATGGGCGCCCAGGCATGACGACAGCGGTAAGAACCGCAGCTGGTCAACACAGGCAGCGGGGTGCCGTTGCTCATGCGCTCGACGGCCTCGACGGTGTGCACCTTCACGCCCGTGAGGATCTTGCGGCAGAACGGGCGCGTCTTGCGATCGAGGGGCCCCACGTAGCGCAACAGGAACAACCCCGGCCGTACCTGCTCGACGCGCTGCACACCCTCCGCGATCACCGCGCGGCCCGCCGAGATCACGGCCGTTTCGACGGTGGCCTCTGCGCGCTTGAAGGTCGTGTTGATTTTGGCCTGCACGTCGACGATGAGATCGTCAAGCGGTGCGCCTGTCGTGGTGCCGACGAGAATGGCCTGCCGCACCTCGTCGACCGCGATCCCGAACGTCTGCGCCACCTGCTGCATGCGACCCGTCAACAGCTGCTGCACGGTCAGGTCGAAGTCGGGCAGAAACGCGGGATCGAACAATGGGTCTGTGGCGCGCAGGAAGGCCCGCAGGATCGACGCGGCGTCTTCGGCTGCAGTGGCGGCGCGGCGTTCGGCGATCGTGACCACAGCGCGCGCGCCAAGCTCTTCCAGCGTGTCGAGCGCCTGCGTGCGGATCGTGGTCAGGTTCCGCAGTTCAGCACGCGCACCGATGTTGCCTTCGCCGTCGACCACGATCTTGCGCAGCACCCGCTTGATGTCGCGCACGACGATCTTGCGCAGCTTTTCGATGTCGGCGATGGCCGCATCTGCAGCGCTCTCCGTCACCATCAAGATCTCGGTTTCGATCGACATCAAGCAAGCTCGTCGTCAGCGTTTGCATCCCCGCTCGTGCCGGCCGCGTCCTGCGATGCGCTGTCGCCGTCGTCGCTGCGCTCGCTGATCGCGTTGGAACCCATCAGCGCCGAGGACATGCGCGCTTCCTTCTCGGTGGCGAGGCGCGCGATTTCGACCTTGGCCTCTTCGAGCGTGGCGTAGTAGCCGGCCTCGACTGCCGCGCGGGCCTTGTCGATCCACCCCTCGTTGACGGCCTCGGCGAGACGCGTCTGACGCTCCGGCCGTGACTCGAAGTCGGGCGGATCGGGGAAGTCCACCGAGACGCGATCGTGGGCGGCAGCGATGCGGGTCTGCCGAAAGTAGTCGTGGATCTCGATCATCGTCGGCAACAGCTCTTCTTCTTCGAACGAGCGCATGCGCATCTTGTCTTCGCGGCGCGCCTTCTCGGCGGGCAGGCTCTTGATCTTGAGTGCCACGCCACTCTCGGCGCCGTCGTTGCCCGTGAACGAGCCCGGTCGTTGGCGCTCGGTCAATGCCAGGTTCTCAAGCATCGCCGCGTTCGTCGTGCGGATGCCTGCGAGGTCGCTGGTCTGCGTCACCGACTCAAGGCTCTCTTCGGGCAGCAGCGTGACCATGATGCCGGGGCCGAGCACCGTCGACGCAGGTGATGGCCGGCTGGACTTCTTCACCAGCACCGGCGCCGCGGTCATGTCGACCGTCAACAGCTCGCTCGCGATCGACGTATTGATGCTGTTGGCGACGTCTTTGATCGCACCCGCACCCGTCGCAAACGGCGACGCAGTGGGCTCGCGCTTGTGGGCCACGACGAACGGCAAGCGAGTGAACGGGTACGGTGCCCACACGGGCGTCACGCGCACGCTTTCGTCGACGCGGCCCCATGCACGGGCTTTGCGGGTGATGACGACGAGGTCGGCCTGCCATGGCCCGTACGCGATGATGTTGCCGTTGGTGTCCATCGTCGTCGAGCGGCGCCAGTCCATGTAGCTCGTGTCGCTGCTTCCGCTGGCCTGCCCGGTGCGCCACAGCAGACGCGTGCACGCCTGCAGGTTCGTCGGCGCGGCCGGGTTCACGATCGGGTAGAGGTCCGTCGGCCAGACGATCATTGCCTTGGTCTTCGGCGGCTTCTTCGACACCATCGCGGCGACGCTGTCGCTGTAGACGTAGAGCACCGCGCTCTTGCTGACGTACCGCACGCGATCGAACTCAGGCATCAGCGATTCGATCTGGCTCTCGTCGATCATCTGCTGGAACGCCTGCGCCGCGGGGGTCTCTTCGTCGACGGACTCGCCACCGCGCATCAGTTGCCGCGTCGTGGGCGTGTCGTAGATCGTCGAGCCCTTGAAGGCGACGAGCGACACCCACTCAAACGGCATCAGAGGCATGCGCGCACCGGTGCCCTGGTATCGCTGCCGAACCGCCTGCTTCAGCAGCTCCTGAACATGCCCCTCGTACTGGAGGCGCGTCTCTTCGAGGTCGCGCACCCACGACACCGGCCGCCGCAATGCAGCTTCATCCAGCAAGCGGTTGAGCTCGGTCGCGCTCGTGATGGGCGCGGCTTCGCGGACGAGGGCGATGTTGTCGGTGGTGTCGGCCATGGCCAACAGTACGGCCCATCAGCCCAGATACGAATGCTCGTAGGGGGTGTGGTTGCCCTTGGGGAGCGATGCACGCCACTCGGGGTGGCCCCACACCAGGTACCCCAGCGCATCGACGGGCCCGGACATGTCGAGGGCACCGCGGCCCTTTGCAGGCAGCCGATCGGGGCCCCATGGCTGGCCCTCAAGCGACTTGGTCAGCTCTTTGGCCTTGCTCGTGTCGACCATCAGCGTAGGCGTGTCGCTCTTGATGATCGTCGTCATGTCGGTGAAGGCGCCGCGCAGTTTGGCCTCGACGCTGTGCACGCGGTCCTTGATCGGCGGGTTGGCGGGCGCACACCGGACATCGAATCCGGCCGCGCGCAAAATCTGGATGTCGGACTCGTTGGCGCTCGTCGTGCGGTTTTTGCCCGCGGCGTCGGTGTAGACGATCGTCGACTGGATGATGTCGTCGACGCGGCGGAACGGATCGACGGCGTGCACGATGTCGCGCAGGCGGTTCGTCAACGCCTCGACCTGCCGATAGGTGTTCGTGTTCATGCCGATTACCTCGTCGACGATGTTGAGCACGTCGCCGCGCTTGATGCCGATCACCCACGCCATCTTGTCGACGTTGAAGTCGCAGCCCACGACGATCTGCATGCTCTGCGCGAAGTCGAGGCGTTCGTGGTGCAGGTTGCGATCGAAGGCCTTGTAGACGCGGCCGGCCTTCAGGTTGACAAACTTGCCTTCGAGGTAGGCCTCTGCTTCCTGCTCGCTCAACGTCTCGCGCAGCTTCTCGATGTAGCGCGTGGTCTGGTAGGGGTTGTCGGCGGTGCGAGCGCGGTAGACGCGCATGCCCTTTGGCGGGTTGCCCTCGCAGAGATCGTAGAACCAGTTCAGATCCTCGGGCGTGCCCGACAGCGCGATCTGCTGCAGCTTGGCGGCCGGGTGACGCACGCGCTGAACGACGCGTTTGAAGATCGCCGGCGACATCAAACCCGGCTCGTCGATGCACGCGGCGCCACTCTCGAACGCAACGATGCGCTCGGGGTTGTCGCCGCTGCGCATCCAGATGTCGAAGGCGTCGTGTCTGCCAACGCCCACCGTCAGCCGCTTCTTCGAGGCCACCCACCTCGACGCGATGCCCGTGCGCCGCAACAGCGTTTCAAACATCGGCAGCGTGGCGTCTTCGATCAGCGAGTACGTGGGCGCAACGAACAAGAACGACGCGGGCGCATTCATCGATCCGACGAGCAGCGCGTTCATGCCGGCTGCCGCGCTCTTGCCGCTACCCATGCCGCCGACGAGGGCCTTGAAGGGCGAACGCTGGTCGAGAACGAAGTTCGCTTGCCCGCCAGGCACAAGCGGCAACGCCCTTTCGATCTCGTCTAGCGTTGTCATTGCGTGGTCACCCTCGCGAAGTCCGTCGACCACGACAGCATGTCACGCGTAAACACGGGCTCGGAGGGTGCGCGGGCCTTCTGGTAGAGCACCATCGCGCGCGACGATGCCCCTCGACATTGCTCCGACTCCAACCATCGGCCGACGGTGCCAGCGACGAAGGCATGCCCCATCACCACGTACTCAGCGCCTGTCTTCGTGTGCACCCACGTCGATCCGACCGGTGCAGCGCGCGCGGCGTCGTCGATGATCGTGTTGATCGTTGGCAGCGTCGGCTTGTTTGTTCGGCTCATTCTTCGCCCTCGTCGCCGTCGTTGTAGGCGCGCACACGCTGGCGCCAGTAGGTCTCGTCGACGATCAACCCCGTGTGCAGCATCCAGTTCACGATGCCCTCTTTGGGTGTCTCGACGCTGTCTTTCACACCCTTGCGAGTGAACAGCGGTTGGTTCGTCTGCGCGTGGATCTTGTAGATCACAGCAGCCTCTGTCGTGCCCCTCGACGACGCCCACACCTCGAATGCGTGCGCGCGCCATGTGCGATCGTGTCGAACGATGGTGGCCATGCACGTCGCGCAGTAGCGGGGTTTCGCGACACCAGTGACGACGGGGTGCGGGCAGTGCTGGCACGTCTGCCACTTGTCGCCCTTGAAGATCGCGCTGTACACGAGCCGCATCTTCAACGGCCGCGACGTCACCAGCCGACGAGCAAGGCCCAGCCGTTCAAGCTCGCCGAGAATGCGCCGTGTGCTGCTCGCATCGGTCACACCGAGTGCATCGCGCAACGCGGTGAGCTCGAC